AGGTTGATCCGTATCCTGTGGCGTATCGATAGATAAGGCTGTTACGGATGCGTGCAATCTGAGTTGTTGAGGTGATAGAGCTTGGTGTTGCATAAGACCCGTCAAGGTTAGTAAAGCCATTTGCTGCGAGATAGTTAGACCTGTGATCCGCATCGTCATAATTGACATCCCCATTCTTGCCTTCACTAAGCTGACCCAATGCGCTGTTAGCAATCTGATCTGCCAATGTCTGAGACTTAGCAGAAGCACTAGCAGCTAGGGCAATCATGGTGTAGAAGCCTGAGTCGATAGTGCCAATGTAAGACTCTGCATTATCCCATGTGACATCTGCTGGGTAAGTAGCCCATGTGACTGTGGGTGTGACTTCTGCCCAAGTCAAATTAAGGGCTGAACCTAGAATCGCTGCGATCTGTGCGCCATCTAAGGCTTCTGCAAGAGCTGTGTTATAGATAGCCTTAGTCAGTTTAGCCAGTGAACCAATGCCTAGAATTGTACCTGTAGTGATGTAGCCAATTTCTTCTGGACTTCTAACACCGATGTTAAAATCTGATACTTCTCCACCAAATACTGTGACATAAGTGCCAGATGAGTTCTTAAGCTCTAAAGTAACTGGCTCTGTAACATTGATGGTGAAAGGTGTGTTATCTGTGTTGATGATTGTTACTTGGCAGTAACCTGCTGTGGCTTGGCGATCAATGTCTAAGCGACCAGATGCAAAAGAGACAGAAGTGACAGTCGTATAGACATCATCACCCACTGTCACTCTCCACTCTGGAAGCCATGTCATCCGATTGTTGCTCCACCTCGTAGAGTGCCACGCTGTACAGCATCGATAAGAATTTGGTCAATAGCCTCTGCAATAGCGTTAGGATCTCCAACGCCTGTGTTCACAATGATTGTATTACCTGATCCACCGCCTGAGCCGCCTCGGTTCATGCTAGGGCTGTATCCGCCCAAATCGCCAATAGTTTTTTGATAATCAATTAAAGCTAAGAAATCTGCATAGTTTTGCTGTTCCATTAATAATGCGAAAGCATTTGCGCGCTCTGTTGCTGCATCTGCGTATTCTAGGATTGCTGCAATAGATCCGCCAGCAGTGGAAATAGGCGCAATGTAATCCCCAGCTGGGATACCTGATCCGAGCGATCCGCTTGTAGGTATCTTTGTTTTAACTTCAAGATTTGCTTTGGCAAGCTCGGAAAGAATGTCTTTTATTTTACTTAAAGCCATGTCAAGATTATCTAGATTAAATAAGTCAATCGTCTTTAATCCGTCTAGGATAGATTTGATGTCCACGAGTTTGACATACTGACCACCAAGAACGCTTAGCGATTTAAGATCCTGATTTAGTTTAGCCGTTGCAGCAATGATGGCTGCCTCATCCTTAGAGGCAATAGCATCTTCTAGTGCAAGAATAGATTGTTTTACATTAAGGCGAGCAACGTCGTTAGCAATTTGCAATCTTTGAGTATCAGTTGTTGCCTTGCCTAATTGCTCAGCCTGATTTGTGAGAGCTGCTGCAATCTGGATTCTATCAAGATCAAAAACATCTGAGCCCTTGTTAAGGGCAAGGTTAGCCTTGTCAATTGCTGCTGCAAGTTTTTTATCTTTAACAATTTTTGCTTGGCTAGTTGCTTGACTTTGAGTCAATTTAGCCAATGCTGCCGCAGCTTTCTTAGCTGCTGCATCTGCTCGCTGTGTATCCTGTGAGGATACTGTCATTGATACATTCCCCATGCCTTGAAAAGCTCTAGGATCTTGGAAAGTCCATGACAAGTTTTGTAGATCAAAAATCTGTTTTGTAATGGCAATAAAATAGCCAGCTTCTCGAATAAAATTACCCATAGCTTCAGAAGCATTGTTAATCTTGCTTATAAGCTCATCCGTTGAAGTGGAATTGGATGCAGTCTTTAACGCATCGACCAAACCTTTACCAATAGTTTCTTTAGCATTATTTCCAGCAATAGTTAATTTAGCAAGTGAACCTGCATAGGTATCTGCTGCTGCTGTTGCTTGACCTGCGAACAATTCTGATAAACGGATCTGGATTTCCTCAAATGATGAGGTTGAAAGTTCAGTCTTGCTAAGTCCTACACCTAAGCGACCCAATGCTTGAGTCTGCCCTAAATAAGCCTTTTGCAAGCTTTGTGAAACTTGGGTGACTGACTTGCCAGTTCCTGCTGCGATGTCAAGTGCAAGTCCTAGTAATTCCTGAGACTTGGTTACATCACCTGTTGCACGAAGCAATCGATCCATTGCCGGACGAAGCTCATCATCAAGTACACCTGTCTGCATTTCAAGGCGATTGATAAAACCATTGACTGTGCCAATGTTTGAGCCGTAAGCAAGGTTTAGATTTTTAAGAGTTTGACCAAGTGCCGTTGCAGCTTTGTCATCTTCTACAAATGCTTTGACAGATGCTTTACCAAACGCAAGTATTTGCTTTGCGCCAAATGCTAGAAGTAAGCCACCTGCTAATTTTTTGACACTTTTGCCAAGTTTGTCGGTTGCTGTTTCAGCTTGCTTAAATGCCTTTTTACCAGTGAACTCAGCGGCTATGTCAATCTTTACATCTGCTGCCATTACTTCACCTTCGTTCTTTTCTCAAACTCAATTTTAGAGTTTTCGATTGCCTTGACAACTGCTGCATTTGCCTTGCCTTGATCTTCAGCCCATGCACGAAAAATTGCACGACCTTTCATCTTACGAGAAGCACGACCTCTTTGACCTTCTTGCCTTTGATAAGCATTGACAATAGGTGATGTTCGGTTCATTGCATCAATAAACTGTTGACCAGCATTAGGATTGTTGCTAGCAGATTCGTTTTTAGAAAAAGAACGACTAACCTTGCCAAAATCTGGATGTCGTGGAGCAACAACTGCGGTAAGAGGTGCTTGTGGTCTACCTTGTGGATTTAAGCGACCAGCAGTCTCATAGATTGAGCCAGAAGGAGAAGCATTAACAATTCGAGCAAGAGACCGAAAGCCAGAACGATTAGGCTTGGAAGGTGTTGTCTTATAACCGACACCTCGTTTAGCCTCAGACGATGACCAAACTCTATTGCTCCATGTGCCATTAGTGCTTTTTGCCCAACCACTTAAAGGCGCAGAAGATGGGATAAATCCGCGAGCCTTTACAGTAATAGGCTTAAGGATTGCAGCAATCTCTTTTTGAGTTTCTTTAGCAAGGTCAGGAGTAAACTCTCTTAGAGCTTTACGAAGTGCGACCGCGCCTTTTACTTCTGTTGGCATCGCTCACCTCTTTCGCTTCATCTTTGAGCCCTTGCACTAATGCATCGAGCATGGTCTTATCTAGATCCAACAACTGCTGTGGCGCGATTCCCAACCTAATGCTTAGCCTAGCGATTAGATAGGTGAACGGAAAATCGCGCTTTAAGCTAAAGGGTCTGAATCAAGCACCTCGACACTTTTGAGTGTCTCAATGAAATCCATGCCAAAAGGCTTAACAGTTTCACCTGACCTGCGTGTTACTTCCCATGCTAACCAATAGACATCGCTTTGCTTTTCTTCATCGCGAAACGCCTTATGGAAACCCTTTTTAGCATACTGCTCGAATGAGTACTCCACTGCTGGAGTGATCTCGCCTTCTAATACGCTTCCATCGTTACGGACTATCTTTAGTCTTGCCATGAGTTTGCCCCTTTGTTAGTTTTTTAGAATGTGCCAGTTGTGGCTACTGCAACTGTTGAGTTAGCAGTAAATGTGATTGACTGTGTGCCAATGTCACCAACAGCACCATTGATGTCTGTTGTGTTATTGACTAGCAATGAGACTGTGTATAAAGGGTTAGTCGCTGAGACTGCTGTTCCTTTTGTCTGTAGGAATACTGCTGTGACAGTTGTTCCCCATGCAGCTTGTAATGTTGCCAATACATTTGTTGCTGCTGTGTCATTTAGAAAGTCGATTGTTACTGTTGATGACTCTAAGCCCTTTACGAACTTGTGTGATGAGTCACCCATTGCAGTTACTTCGAGTTCATCGAATACGCGGTTAATTGTTACTGCTGTTACATGGTCTGAAAGATCGACAGAGTTAATCTTCACACCTACATTGTTATTTAGAAATACAGCCATGAGATTATTCCTCGTCCTTCTTAGTAGTTGCTGGCTTTGTTACTGCTGGTGCTACCTGCCCGATCTTGATCAGGAAGGCTTCGTTTTCTTTTTCCCACTCGGACATTTTAACTCCAACTCGTAAGGATTGATACGGACATCTCGCAGCTGAGTAGGTCACCCGAAGCAGCGTTGAGAATACTAGGTGCGCTGATTGCGCTTACATTATAGGTCAAAGATGATGCAGCGAGCTTTGCGAACACGCCACAGACTGTGTCCTCAATCCCGTTAAGGTTGCCTTCGTTATCGAATAGAGGCACAGTCATAACGATCTTAAAGTTAGCCATCGGGCTAATAGTAATGTGCTGATTGTTGCTCGGTGTTAAGTAAGGATCATCTGGAGAGACAATCACAGAGTTAGCAAGGACTGTTGCCGGTGGAAAGGCAAAGGTCTGCCACTTAGCGTTATCGACTAAAGCCGTTGCTAATGTGGTGCGAAGGGTAGTGACAGCAACTGGCATCAGCCCACCATGCTGGTCGGCGCGAGTGCGTGAGAAACCAAGCCCCTGATCTTCGCCAACAATTGCGCTGACATCCGATAGGGGCTAGGCTGGAAATCAATCGCATTTGAGCCGCTTAAAGTAGCGGTTCTTGCTTGCCAGATTTCAACAGCGATCATCAAAGCTGCATTCTGTACTGCTGTGTCAGTTGTCCAGTCTGTGTAAGTCTCAGCTGTTACTGTGCCAAAAGGTTCAATAGGGTGCTTAGGTTGAATTGTGCTGTGATTAGTTGCAACAGAAATTGAATACTCTCCAACAGTTGCAATAGTTTTAGATCCATTGTATCGACTGCCTGAATTGGCAATAGTTACAGTCTGCCCGACATAAAAAATGTCTGTGACAGGAATGTCAAAGTATAAAGTTCCTTCATTCACAATGTTGCTATGTGCTACTGCAAACCATTGAGGCTTCCATAGCATTGGAAGCAGGACTGCATCGGATGCGTCACACACTTCCTGCAAGGTGGCATCGTTATACAGCGTACCGACTCCGAGTGTTGATCGGAGTTCTGAGACTGTTGTCAATGCCATTGGATTTCCTTTCTAAAGACTCTGAGGGGTAGAGGGCTACTACCCCTCAGAGCGACTTAGTTACAGCTTATGCTGTGTAGTTGAAGCGACGAACACCCTTACCTGACTTAGCAACATAAATTGCTAAGTATCCGTAAAGGTTGATTTCTACTTCACCAGTTGTCAAAACATTGACGCGAAGCTGTGTTGTTGGTGACTCCCATGCATACACAGAGTTAGGTGCTACAAGGAACGCTGACTCATCAACGATGCCTGATACTGAGATGTTGTGATCTACGATGAGATCTGTTCCCAATACATTTCCGCGAACAGATGTAGGAATTGCCTGACCTGAAGCGTTAAATTGTGGAGATGCGACTGCGTATAGAGGGCGTGATGCTCCATCGACATAGCTCATGATTGAAGCCCATTGATCAGTAGATGCAACTAGCTTGTTAGCGTAATCGCCACCTGTTCCCTTGTAAGCTGCTGCTGCTTCTGTGGAGATAAATGACTGTAGTCCTGCTGCTGTTGCTGCTACTCCAGTTGCCTGTGTGCCGTTAGCAGTCCAAGCTGCGATCATCGCGTTATCTGTTGCCTTCTCGTATGCCTTGCGAAGTTCTGTCATTAGAAGCTCCATAAAGGCTGGCTGGCTGCGGTCGATAAGCTCAAATGATACGCGGTTGAGACCTGAGAACTTCTCAACTGTTACTGTGTCATAAGCAGATGTCATACCTGTCTCAGATGGTGCAGAACCTTCATTTGTGTCTGCAACTGTTGGTGCTGTGTTTGCTGTTGCATTGTTCACATACAAGCGTGGGACTGTAAATGACATGCCTTCTGGCAATAGTGCAGAGCGTGTTACTGCTTCAAATGCAGGGCGTCCTGTGAATGTGTCAGTAAGGAATGTGTTTAGGTGTGGTGCAAGTGTAAGACCTGTGTTTGTTGATGTTGAGTCATCTGCTGCGCGAATTACGCGGCGAGCCTCGTCATCGCCTAGAGCAGCCTTGATGTTTGCTTCTAGGTACTGTGCTGATGTAATTGGTGCTACGCGCTCGCGCACGAATGTAGTTGCTGTCACTACAGTTGGGCGAGCAGCTTCAACCGCTGCTGCTTCTACTGCTGGT